ATCAATCCTATTAAGTTCTCTGCTTCCAAGGGAATTGCAATTTGGGGTCAAAAGACACTTGCCTATCGTCCTTCAGCTTTAAATAGGCTCAATGTCAGGCTTCTTTTGATTACGATTGAACCTGCCATTGCAAGTGCACTGGACAACTTCGTGTTTGAACTGAACGATGCTCAGACACAAGCTTTGATTACCTACATTGTGACAAGTTACTTAGACCAAGTACTTGCGAATCAAGGGTTGTTTGCATTCTCAGTGGTTTGCAATGCAACGAATAACACTCCAGCAGTCGTTGATAATAATCAGCTGATTTGTGACGTTTACGTTCAACCTACAAAGGCAGCTGAATTTATTACGCTCCGAACGATCATTACTTCTACTGGAGCAAGCATTACTGCTGGTTAATAAACCCATTCACTTTTGCGAGGTAACTTAAAATGAGCAGACCTACTATTGATCAAATCAGGGGGATTGGGGACTTTCAATCTCTCTTCCGATGGAATATGAACTTCTCTAGTTTTCCAGCTGCTGTAGGGGGATTTCCTACGGCTGATGCGTTGAACTTGAGATGTGCATCTAGCCAATGTCCAAATGCAACCCAAGAATCCATGACCATCGATATTCGAGGTCAAAGGATCAAACAGCCTGGTATTATGCATTACACAAATACCATTGAATTCACCTTTATTGAAACAGTGGATTCTCTGATCAAGACTTTCTTCAAAACCTGGAGAGAGGCTATCTGGGCTACTCAAAGTGGTGTTGCAGCTGGACCCCGTTCAAGCCTTGTGGCTCAAATTGTTTTGAGTCAATTGGACAACCAAGATAACACAGTCTGGACCTATACCCTGATTGATGCTTATCTTGAGTCCTATGATCTTGGAACGGTGGATGGCAGTAGTTCAGACACTCAAAAGCCAACCATGACTTTGAGCTACAACTACTTTAAAGACGCACCATCCGCATAATTGAATCATGGGTCGTCCTACTATTGATGACATTCGAGATATTGGAGACTTCCAGACACTCTTCCGATGGAATGTGTTGTTTGGAAGTCTTCCATTGTTCTTGCAGCAATTCAGTATTGAGGACTTAAATTTTGCCTGTCTTTCAACGGAATGTCCTAAAGGAACTCTTGAGTCTATCCCCATCAATATCCGGGGATATAAAGTCAAACAACCAGGGCTCTTAAATTACAAACAGACCCTGACTTTGACCTTTGCTGAAACCGTGGATTCTTTTATTAAGGACTTCATCAGTGCTTGGCGTGAAGGCCTTTGGCAGACCAATACTGGGAATTCAAGGTTAAGAAAAGATTTGGTTGCTCAAGTGATTTTACAGCAACTGGATAATCAAGACACTGTGGTTTGGACTTATACTTTAATTGATGCTTATTTAGAGGATTATGATCTAGGTAGTCTAGATGGACATTCCAGTGATTTTCAAAAGCCATCCATAACTTTAAGTTATGCTTATTTCAAAGATGATGCATCACTTCAGTGAGGTAAATAATGGCTTTTTTGAGTTCTCTAGAGAATGTCAGATCTGTTGAGTGGGGTCGGAAATACCTTTGGGATATCTCCTTTGATCCTACGACTCCAGCACCTGCACCTTTTAATACTTGGTTTCCGGCAATTGAAGTGGATGAGGATCTTGCAAAATTAGAGTCTCACACGATTGAAGGCTTCTTAAGTGATTACAAAGTTCCTATTCGTTCTCATCAGAAACACATTAAGTTAACTCTCGAAGACGATCAGAAAAATACTTTAAGTCAGTGGTTCACGCAGTGGATTAACGTTACAATTTTACAAAGTGGTTCAGCTATCGCAGCTTTAAGTAGCAGTGTTAAATTACTTCATTTAATTAAATTAAGTCCGTTACGAGTGACAATCACACAAGCTGATTACTGGGTTTATCCTGAAGGGGACATCGTCTACAACGGGACAAGCCAATCGGGGAGTCAGCAATTTTCAGTCAATTTTGTCATTGCTAGTGTCTCTGGAATTAGTCAGACACTGGGCAGTCCTATCGTTTAATTAAATGGAGATTTCATGAAAACCAGTTTTAAAACTCTACCCGATGGTAGAGTTCCGCACCCTCAAATCCCACCTAAATCGGCTCATTCGAGCCATGAGCAATTGCTCCCCGAAATCTTCCTAAAGCCCACAGAGCTTCCTTCCAGGGGACTTGCTTACCCCAAGGGGTGCGAGATTTCGTACCGTCCCTATACTTTTGGAGAGATCCAAAAGATTAGCCAATCCAAATTTAATAATAAGGCAAAGCTCTCTTTTGTCATGCAGGGCATCCAGTGTTACTTCGATAAAGAAGAGATGACACTGGCAGATATCGCCTATGTTGCTTTGTTAAGAAAAATTTCAACCATTGGGGGACACAAAGTTAACGTTTCCTTCAAATGCCAGAAATGCCATCAGGCCTGTACTGAGGTTTTAGACTTTGGAACAGCTCAAAGCAAAATAGAATTCCATGATTTAATTGCTACAGAGTTACCTGTCATTATTACGTTTTCCAATAATAAAGACTATTCCTTTAAACCTCTGACATTTAAGAAATTTGCCAAGATCATCGAACAGAATTGTGAAGATGATACCATTGCACTTATTTCTCATCAGTGTGTTGATGCAGATTATAAAGATGTCTATAAGGTTATTGAGAATGCTACTTACGAAGACCAAGTCCTCCTAGAGGAACTGGATAAGCTTCTAGAGCATAATATCAAGCCTGTCTCTATTGTTTGTCACAACAAACCTTGTAATTTCGAAAACAAAGTTGAGCTGGCCGGGGTTGACGCTCTCCTCCTTCCATTTCGTGAGCACAAAAAATCTCCTTCAAGTCGCATTCGCTTTGGCTCTAAAGCTTCACATTAGTGCACTTGATTTGAAGTACATGGATTTTCAAGAAGCAAGAGCTTTAAATGACCAATTAGTTAAACACCTCAGTGGTAGCAAAGACTAATTTACTATGGCTGAAAAGAAGACACCCAAGACAACCAAAAAAGCTTCAGAACCTAAAAAGGAAACGAAGGCTAAGACTGCAAAGTCTAAGGAGTCAGGGTATCGTCTATCCAAAAAGGATGTCCCTAAGATTGAAGCTACTCGAAAGGGTGATTCAGTCTTTCAGCCTACCAAAGAAGGCTTTAAAGACCTTCCTGATGTAAATTCTATCTTCCAGTCCTTACCTGCTTCTGAAGCGATTAGTCCATTGGATTTGAAGCAACAGGACGCTGCTTTAGAACTTCCTGAAGTGAAGATGAAGAGAAAGGGAAGGAAGCCTAAAGAGGTTCGTCGTCTTGATGAAGCTGAAAAGGTGGAAGGACTGAGGAAGTCTACAGCTGAAGTGGGGAAGCTCAATAATTTGATCACGAAGTTAGCCACAGAACTTGATCTAATTGAACCTGAAGCTGCAACGATTAAGTCCGAATCCCTTCAAGACAAACCCATTGAAATCAGTGTGAAGCAGGAGTCCCCCCCAGTACAAGCTGCTGCACCAGAGGCTGGACCGACTCAAGCACCTACTTATGAAAAGGGGAGTCGAGTCACGAAGATGGTTAGGCAAGCACGTCAATTTTTGACGGGTTCTAAGGTTGCTTCTCCCATCGAAGAAGCCATTCGAAAGGAATTGATTCCTTTTACGAGTAAGGCAGCAATCACTAAGAAGTTCATTGAACAAAACCTTGCTGCTTTAAGTGATGTGGCTAAGACCAATCAATCCGTTGCTGAGATCCTAAAGCACATTGAAGATCCTAAGTATCAAAAGTCGATGGACATGATTGTCAGTAAGCTGACCAAGAATGAAGAGATCTTTCCTGAAGAAATGAAGGAAATGATCAGTTACTTTGAAAACGTAGCCGGTGGGCTTGAGAATGTAGGGGTAGAACTCAGTTACTCCCTGCCTAACCTCATCAAAAACGTTCAAGAAGTCATTGGGAACAATAAGCTCGATCTGAAGACTAAGCGAGAAGCCTTAAACACCCTTTTAAAGGTCCTCAATGAGCAAAAGATCCAAAACTCCTCCATTGACGCTTTAGAGAAGCTTTCCTCTGATCAACTGAACTTCTCTGAAGAACAGGTCAATCAGATTACTACCCTTTCTACTGGGCTCCTTTCAGACAAGGAGGTTCAAGATAAGAAGCTGTTTGGTACCTTCTCAGACCTGAACAAAAAAGTAGGTGCTGTTCTCCTCAATATCAAAGAGTGGAAAGAGTTTGCTGAAAAGCCAAGTGACACAGATGACACGGTCAAAGAGAGCCTTTTAAGTAAGGGTCTGGGTGCAGTGGGTACTGGGGTGAAACAAGGCTTATTAGACACTGCGTTTGCTGCTATTGGTCTTCCAGGATTAGGGACCCTCTTAGGTGGACTGGGAGTTGACCCTTTGAAGGGGGTAGGCTCCATCTTCAAAGGACTAGGAGGTCTATTCAAGGGGGGAAGCAAAGTAGGTGGACTAGCTGAAGGGGGAGAGGCTTTTGCTGCTGAAGGCAGCACACTTCTTAAGACCTTTGGTGCATTAGGTCGAGGTCTCAGCCCTATTATCGAACTCTTCTCTGAACTCATTATCCCGTTGGTTACGTTAGGGAGTGCTCTTTATGGTGCAGTCAATGGCATCATGAACACCCTGGACGAATGGAAGAAATTTGGATCAGGCATCCTTGATTTTGGTAAATCTCTCTTCAATTACTTTGAAAGACTCTACCACTATGTCGATGCCCTAATTGAGAACTTTGCTAAGGCTAACCCTGTTCTAGGGGGTCTGATTCATGGTCTTGAAGCCATTGTCAGTACCATCATTCACCTTCCAGAAATCATCATTAAAAAGGTGGTTGAGGGGTTTGAAAACATCTTTGGTTGGCTTGGAATAGGTGCAGGTAAGGCTGGATCTGTCTTCTCGGATTGGTCTAAGAAACTAGACTCTTTTTTACCCGAAAAGAAGACGACTGAAGCTGGTGCAAAGGCTGAACAGCAGGTTGCTGCAACTGAAACGACAGCACTTCCTATGAGTCCTGAAGTAGCCTCTACTCCCAATGTTCTGTCTACTTTAACAGGGTCTGATCGATTGAATGCTGCAAATGCTTCCCAGCTGAACCCACAGAGTGCAAACTTTTTGACTCCTCCTATCGGTAAAACTACAGCTACACCCGTAGAACTCAATACTCAGTCCAGTGCATTGGCAACAAACCAATATGTAGAAGATCGTCAAGCACAACAAAGGTCGGCTGAACGGTCCTCTCAACCCATTGTGGTCCAAGTTCCTCCAGCAACACCTCCTCCACAACCTTCTGTTCGAAAGAATCAAGTGGATGATTTCGGAGTTGCTATTGCTAACCTTGGTCTCCTTTACAGGTGATGAAAAATGATTCTGGATTATAGCAAACAATTTAATCCGGCTAACATCAACTCTCAGGTCATTGTTGCTGGCTTGA